CAAGTTAGAGGCTACGAACGCGATGGGCTATCGCGTTCGTACAATCGAAAACGATGACTTGCCACCCGACGAGTTAGAGGAGTTCTTAAGGACGGCGTTGTCAAACGTGGCTGGCGTATGTTTGCCGGGAGCGGCGATATACGTAGCGTGCCCGCCGGGCACGCTACTTCCAGCTTTGATTTCATCATTCGCCGGAAGTGGCTTTAAGTTCCGATGGGGGCTTGTGTGGTTGAAAGACCAGATTGTATTGTCGCGGGCTGATTACCACTTCAAGCATGAGAATATTCTTTACGGCTGGAAACCTGACGGGGCGCATTACTTCACGGGAGACAGAACTCAAGCAAGTGTTTTTGAGTATCCGCGCCCGAAATCAAGCGAAGAGCACCCAACAATGAAACCAATTGAACTAATCCAGCACATGATAAGGAATTCAAGCGAGGCTGGCGACATTGTTATTGACGTGTTCGGTGGGAGCGGGTCAACGATGCTGGCTTGCGAGAATGAGAAGCGAATATGCCGAATGGTCGAGTTAGCACCGAACTACTGCGCGGTAATCCTTGAGCGGATGAGCACCGCGTTCCCTGAACTGGAAATCAAGAAAGTTGACTAACTTTACATGGGACATCGTAGGCTGACCAAGAAGATCGTGAGGGAGGCGCTCATCAACAAGAAGGGCGCGGTCTATTTAGCCGCCTCTGACTTGGGATGTTCGCACACCGCTATTTACGATTATCTTGACAAGTACCCCGATTTGCAGGAACTCAAGGATGGCTTTGACGAGGAAGTTACCGACATCGCCGTGCTGAATTTACGCAAGGCGGTGATCAATGCTGACCCGTGGGCGCTGAAGTATCAACTATCCACGAAGGGCAAGAATCGCGGTTACGTTGAGCGGCAGGAGGTCACGGGCGCGGATGGTGGGGACATAAAACATTCATTGACGGTGAGGGAATTGACGCAGGGCGGTGATTCCGATTGAGGTTATATCAGACTTACATCCGGCGCAGTTCAAGATTTACAAGGATGATACGCGCTTCAGGACTGTATCAGCCGGCAGGCGTTTCGGCAAAACGTGGCTTGCAGTTACAGAATGTTTGCAAGTCGCTATGCGTGGCGGGCGCGCCTGGTGGATCGCACCAACCTACAAGATGAGTAATGTCGGCTGGCGGCCAATCAGGCAGGTTTGTTCACCTCTTGACGGGGTATCGGTCAATAAGTCAGAACGGCAAGCGGTGTTTCCAGGCGGTGGATTGGTGGCTGTTAGATCAGCCGACAATCCTGACAGTCTGCGCGGTGAGGGGCTTGATTTTGTTGTTATGGATGAAGCCGCGTACATTATGCCGGAGGCGTGGATAGAGGCAATCAGGCCGGCATTGTCAGACAGGTTAGGGCGGGCGCTGTTCATCTCCACACCACGCGGGCGCAACTGGTTTTGGGACATTCACCGCAAGGGTGGGGCGGAGCCGGATTGGTCATCGTTCACCTACCCGACAAGCGCGAACCCTTTCATGCCGAAAGGTGAGATCGAAGCGGCGCGGGCGGAGTTACCTGAAATCATATTCAGGCAGGAATACCTGGCGGAGTTCGTTGACAGCGAGGGCGCGGTATTTCGCAGGGTACACGACGCGGCCATCCTGCAACCACTTGAGCAACCGCTTGAGGGTCACCAGTACAGCGCTGGGGTGGATGTGGCGGCGGCGGTGGATTACACGGTAATAACCGTTATGGACACAAAGACGCGCGACATGGTTTACATGGATAGATTCAACCGCGTGGATTATCCGGTGTTAGAGGACAGGATCGCGTCTTGTTATGCGCGCTGGAAACTGGCGGGGATGGTCATTGAAGCGAACAGCATCGGTCAAGGCGTGATAGACCACTTGCAAAACAGGGGGATGAACATTATCCCGTTCACAACGACCAACGCGACGAAGCACGGCATTATCCAGTCATTGCAGTCAGCCTTTGAACACGGGCAGATACGCATTATTGACGATCCTGTATTAGTGGGGGAACTATTGTCATTTGAGAGCAAGAAAAACAATTCGGGGACATTCTCATACAGCGCGCCGGATGGTCAGCATGATGACTGTGTTATGTCATTGGCGCTGGCATACTACGCAGTTGACCGAGCGCAACCCGTGATTCTATTCGGAGCGTGACCATGAAATTATCACAACTCAATAAAGCAACCAAAGCATTGGTATCGCTCCCCGCCTGGCAGCAGCAGGCATTGGCGGACGCGGGCAACTTTACCAATTCGATCAGTTCGGTAGCAGAGGCGTACTCGCAAGTCCCGCTTATTTACCGCGCGGTCAAGATGAGATGCGACGCTATTTCGAGCGTGCCTATCCACATCTACAAGGGGGAAACGGAAGTCGACTGGCCGTTCCCGTGTGAGATGCGGGATTTGATTTGGAAGACCGAAGCCGACCTGCTTGGGGCTGGAATCGCAACCATCCTGAAACTCCGCAACAAGGTGCGAATACTTGACCTGCAACGGCTGAACCCCTTCACGGTGGCCGTGCATTATGACGCGGCGTACGGGCTTACCTTCTCGCAGGCGGGAAAGGTATGGCCGGAGTCGGACATTATTTACATCAAGGAGTTTTCATACTCCGATGACATGACAAGCGGAAACTCGACGGTGCAGGCGTGCCTCAACGACGCGGCGCTGATGAACTTCCAGACGCGGTTTGCAAGCAGATTCTTCGAGAACGGCGCAATGCCGATCATCCTCATTTCAGCCGATGGCACACTGGTAGAGGATGAAACAAAACGGATTCAAAACTTCTTTAGCAAGTTAGCAAGCGGAGTCGGCAACGCCTGGCGCGTGCTGGCCACGAGGACAAAACTAACCCCTGAAGTTGTCAGTCAAGACCTCGACAAGATGACCATGCCGGAACTTTACCAGCAAGCGACCTCGAATATCGCCAACGCATTCGGTATTCCTGTGACCATGTTCATGGGGGATGACAACTACGCTTCAGCCGACTCGCACAGAATGGGCTTTTGGCAGGACGTTATCAGACCGAGAGCAAGGTTGATCGAAGGCGCGTTGAACCGGCAATTATTCAAGCCGTTGGGCATGGAACTCGAGTTCTCATTTGACGAAATGGATATCTTCCAGACGGATGAAGTCGAGCGGGCGAGCGCGTTTGCAACCTACGTGAACGCCGGCGTGAACCCGGAAGTTGTCAAAGAGATGTTAGGCATTGACGCGCCGGAGGATATTCCCTTCATGGCGCCGAAACCTGAGCCGGTTGAAGTGGAAGCCCCGCTTGACGTGACCGCAGAATTTGAAAAGTGGGAACGCAAAGCCTTGAAACGACTCAAAGAAGGCAAGACTGCTGATTGTGAGTTTGATTCCGAGTTGATCCCGCTTGGCGTGCAGGATGAAATCCATAACGCGCTGAAGTTGTGCATCGAGCCGGATGAAGTCAAACGCGTGTTCGGGGGCGGGTATGAAACACCGCAGGACATCGGGCTGTTCAAGGAGTTGAAGCGGGCTAATGATTTACTGGAGCGCTCGCTCATGGACAAGCCGGAGATACACGTCACGGTAAACGCGAAGGAAGCGGATGAACCCGACTCAAAACTTGCGTGACGTGATCGGACGTATAGAACGCGTGCTGAAATCACGAGTATCAGAGCGTGATAAGTTTCAGCGTGAATTAGCGCGGCGACTTGGCAAGGCATGGGAAGGTGAATTATCCGAGCTGATGAAATACGTTGGTGACCCACCGAATCTATCCAATGTTCCAGAGTCTTACTGGAATAACGGCGGTAAGAAGTTACGCGCCGCGGTCACGACTGTATTCGAGGAAATTTACGTAGCACAGGCGACAAGATTCTACAATGACGCGCGGATAGTGGTTGACTGGATGACCATAAACCAACGTGCGGTAGATTGGGCTGGACAGCACGCGGGGGAACTAATCAAACAATGGGAAAAAACAAACAGAGATACCCTGATAGATTACATCCAGAAATATTACCAGAACGACTGGACGCGGCAGGATTTGATTGACAGACTAACCCCATTGTTCGGTGAGCGACGTGCCAAAACTATTGCGATTACAGAAACCACAAACGCGGCGGTACAAAGCGAGCGCGAGTGTGTGATGGATTTACAGAATAAGGGATTTGAGTTTACTGAAACCTGGCGCGTGTCAGAGAATGAAGCGGATCGTAGCCATTGCGATTGTGAGAGCAAAGACGGTAAGCCGTGTTCGGAAGTTGGTTATCCCCCCGAACATATCAACTGCGAGTGTTATGTGGAATATGAGAGGAAACTCGATTGAGTTTCACGATAAGCATTGACGGGATAGACGAACTTGTATCACGCCTTGACGCGGCTGGAAAGTCAGATTTTCTAGACGACAGCCTCGAAAGTATTGGGGCGGAATTGGTAACAAGTAAATTCCAGAAATACCCGCCGGTTCCGGCTGGGTCAAGATATGCGCGAACAAATAAACTTCGCGGTTCGTGGATGCACAAAGCAAGCGGCGGAACGCTAACAATTAGTAGCGGCGGAGTTCCTTATAACCGCTATGTTATGGATGAGGACATGCAAACGCACTTCCACGCTGAGCATGGCTGGAATACAGCGCAGGGAATATTGCGGGCGAATATCGACCGTGTAAAGAAAATCATCACAAAAGACCTACAAAAGATATTGGGCGGGGGGTAGCAATGCAGCTAAAAATACAAACGAAATTACCAGAGGGACTAAAGTCGGACAAGCGCAAGCCAGCCGAGCCGGTCAAGAAATATGACGAACTCGACCCGAAAGAGTACCTGGTTTTGGGTGTGCCGTTTGGCGGGCCGTACAACGGGCGCGATTCAGACGGGCAAACATTCACGGCGAACACGGACTTATGGCTGAAGGCTGACCAGGAGATACCGGTGACGTATTATCACGGCTTTGGACCGGACAGTCCGGAAACGTGGCAGGAAACGCCCGCCGTTATTGGCATGGCGAAGTTTGACCACACCGACGAGCGCGGGCATTGGTTCAACGCACGGATGGACAGCGCAGAGCCTTTGGCGCAGAGAATCACCAGCACAAAAGCGGACAGGGTACGCGCTTCATCCGGCGCAATTGGTCATCTTGTCAGAACTGACGGGGAGGAAATTGTCACGTGGCCATTGGGCGAGTTGGCATTATTTGACGTAAACGAATGGAGAAAACCGGCGAATGAT